TCAAGATACTGCTGTTTTTCCAGCAACAACACCAGCTAACGGGTCTGCTGTAACAATGGGTAGTGCTTATAATATTGGAACTATTGATATGAGTGCTCGTACAGTTCTTGGTACAAATACTCTAACATTAGCTTTAGCTGGTATTCTTCCAACTATTTATGGCGATTTAATTCATGGTGCAGCGTCTGTAATAACTGCAACTAATACAAGAATTACATTTGCTGGTAGAACAACTCAGAAGATTATTAGTGCAGGTAAAAATATTCCTTTTGGATTATTTATTAATAGTCCCGGAGGTTCAGTTAACCTACAAGATGCTTTTTCTTGTGCTGCTACATCTTACGGTGTAGATATATCTGCAGGAACTTTTAATACGAATGGTTATGGAGTTACAGGCCCGTTCTTTGGAACAACTGGAACATTACCTAAAACTATTAATTTTGGTACTAATACTTTATGGGTAGCTACTGGAACAGGTATTTTTGATATTACTACAGTAGGTGGTGTAACAATTCTAGGAACTGGTACTTTATCCTTTACTAACTCGCTTACACGGACATTTAATGCTGGTAGTTTAGATTATAGTGGTATTGCTTTAAATATTAATACCGGACCTTTCACATTGGGCGGTAATAATATATTTAAAGATATTACAGGTATTGGATCATCTACATTATCTCTAGCTGCAACTGTTCAAAAAGTAACGCAGTTTACTTTGAGTACTAACTCTACTATATCAGGTACTAGTGCTGCAGCCCCTGCTTCATTAATATTTATTGGAGCTACAAATCCTAACGTAAATCTTTTAACTATTAATAATGTCAGAGCTTTTCCTTTATTTAATACTTGGTATGCTGGTCCTAATTCAATTAATAACGGATCATTAGGTTGGTATTTTGAAGCTGCTAGTTATGTACCTCCAGTTGTAGGTAGTGGATTAGGTAACTTTTTAATGTTCTTTTAACGTAAAATCAAGTGGAACTAATAATTTCACTTGATTTTCCTATATAAATATGGTATAATTATGATTAATATGTATACAAAAAGAGGATAACATGCAACCAGAGCAAAAAATTAGTAAAGCTAAGAGTTTCGCTCCTACGGATGCGATGATGAACAATGCCAAACGTGGTCTAGCTTTACGTGAAAAATACGGTAGAGGTGGCTTAGATGCTTCCCAAGCCAAGACAGAAGGCGTAGGTTCCGGTGTAGCACGGGCAAGAGATATCATTAATGGTAATCTTTCTTTAGACACTGTGAAAAGAATGTACTCTTTCTTTAGTCGTCATGAAAAGAACTATGACCCTAAAAAGAAAATGCCAGATGGTGGTCCTACTGCAGGTACTATCGCATGGTTACTTTGGGGTGGTTCTGCTGGTTTAGCTTTCGCAAGACGAATTCTTAAACAAGAAGATATTCTAAAGAGCTACATTAAAGATATTACAGATGCTGAAGTTAATTCAGAAGATATCTTATCGGGAATTAAACTACCCATTACAAAAGCAGTTGATGAAGAGTTAAAGCAAGTAACGTATGTTGCAATGATCCCTGATCACACAGATTTACATGGTGATTATACATCGGAAAACGAAGTTCGTAAAGCTAAAGAATCTTTTAATAAGTCCATGATGAGAGCAAATTTGTTTCATTTAGTAATGACAGATACTTTTGATGTTATTGAATCATACTTAGCACCCTGTGATATGGTTTTAAACGATCAGTTTGTTAAGAAATCAACATGGTTAATGACACTACAAGTACACGATGATACTCTTTGGCAGATGATTAAAGATGACGAAGTTACTGGTATTTCGATTGGTGCTTTAGCGAGTGTTGAAGATGCAGAAGACGAATAATATATTTTATGTATATGTTCATCGAAGGTTAACAGATAATAAACCATTTTATGTTGGAAAAGGTAAGGGTAATAGAGCTTTTACTTCTGATGGTCGTAACGACTATTGGAAAAACACTAAAGATAAACACGGTTATTCTGTTGAAATTGTATTTGAGAATCTCACCGAAGACGAAGCCTTTCAGTGCGAAAAAGATACAATCGTTGAATTTAGATATTTTGGATACCCACTCACTAATTTAACAAATGGTGGTGATGGTACAAGTGGTTATAAAGTTAGCGAAAAAGCCAAAGAATTAAAATCTTTAAAAATGGCAGATAAGCAGCTTTATGATTTCTTATCGAAAGACGGAAGACTTAAACGTTGTACAAGAATGAATTTAATAAACTCTGAGAATTTAGACAGGGTAACATTTAGTCAACTTTTTAGTAAGAATTCTAAGCTTCAACAAAGTTGTGGATGGGGTATATTAGCCCCAAATGAAGCAATTGAAGATGCACTGAAAAGAATTAATTCAGCTAGAAAACTTTCCAAGATTGACCAAACGGTTTATTCTTTCATTAACAAAGAAGGTTTATGTTTTTCAGGTACTCGCTACGAATTATGTGAAAGATTCAATCTAGATCAAAACAGACTCTGTGAACTATTCTCTAAAAAGAAACGCAAGAGTGTCATGGGTTGGTCACTAAATAAAGGAACAAAATGACACAAGCTACAAAACGTAAAACCAAGCGCAAACTAAGTGATATTGACTTTAGTGGTGAAGGTTCACACATTGCCCTAGTTTCAAAACAACAGGGTGGCCCTGCATCTGGTGCTGATTATGCACTTGTACTAAAAGCTAATAAGTTTAGCGAAGAGTTTGTACAGAAGATGCAACAAGTTCGTGTAACCATGGAACTACCTGATTTTCTACGTAAGTTCTTTTCTATGTACGCAGAAGAAGCAGAAATTCTGGCTCGTATAATGGGTTATGAAAAACCTGCACAAGCTGTAGAAGACATGCCTTCCGATTACGAAGATTACATTCAATCTAAACTAGAAGCTTTTGAGATTTTGAAATCTGCTAATAGTACAGAAACTCTTTCCGAAGTTCTGTCTGAGTTAGATGAAAACGAATATTTAGCTATGCTTAATGATCAAGCTTTAATTGAAAAAGCATTTGAAGATATTGAGAAAGCTACAAAAGAATCTGAACCTGCTGCTTCCGCAGACGGTACTGATACCTCAACAAACGCTGGCGTTGAGAATATTGAAGGGGTGTCTACCTCTGTTAACAAAGAAGAATTGGAGAAAACCAAGATGGAAGACGAATTGAAAGTCGAAACCGTTGAAAAAGCTCAATTTGAACTTGTACAAAAAGCTCTAGACGAGCAGAAGGTACAACTACAAAAAGCTATGGAAACAATTGCTCAATTTGAAGCTGAGAAAAAAGAAGCTATCAATAAAGCAAAAACTGAAAAAGTTAAAGCAATCGTTAAAGACGAAAGCAAGGTAGAAGCAATCGCTAAGGCTGCTCTATCACTAGAATCCGAAGATGACTTTACTGCATTCCTCGCTGCTATGCAAGCAATGATGACTACTGTAGAAACATCTGAGATGTTCGTAGAAAAAGGTGCTTCTACTCAAGAAGAAACCATTGTTCAAGAATCTGCTGTGGCAAAATTACTTAAAGCCAAGCAAGTAACTAAGTAATATAAAAGGAAAATAAAATGCCACTAATCGCAACAGAAGCAAAACGTCTTTCTAACGTTGTTAAACAAGAACTCTTCCCTGAGTCTGCCTACTGCCGTGTAGCTGTTACCTATAATGGTACTGCTGCTACTCTAGTTCCCGGTACTGTTCTCGGTAAAGTTACCGCTGATGGTAAATACAAAATTGCTGTAGAGACTGCAACCGATGGTTCAAAAGTCGCTGACGCAATCGTAATGGTTGAACAAACCGTTGCTGCTACTACTGATACCAAAGTTCTATGCATGGTACGTGGTCCAGCTATCGTATCCAAGGACGGTTTAGTTCTAGATGCTACATACAACCTAGATGCTGAAAAAGCTGCCGTATACGCTGCTCTAGAAGCCAAGGGTATTCTCTGCAACGATGCAGTTTAATATCCAACAGATTACCGAATAATAACACAAGGAAATTATAATGCAAACTCGTAGTTTTGAAAAACCATTTGAACTAGTCGATTACACAGAAGAACTACTCTTAGTTCCTAATAAGTGGGGCTTGATCAACGAACTAGGTCTATTCTCTGAAGAAGGCGTAGCTCAACACAGCGTTACCGTTGAATCCAATGAAGGCACACTCGGTCTAGTTACCGACAAAATCCGTGGTGAACGCAACAACGTAAACAAGAGCGACACTCGTGCTCTACGTTCATTCGCTATCCCTCACTTCCCACTAGATGACGGAGTTAAGCCTGAAGACGTACAAGGTAAACGTGCTTACGGTTCTGCTGATCAAGCTGAAACTGAAGCTGCTGTTATCGCTCGTAAGCTAGAGCGTATCCGTATGAACCACTCAGTAACTCTAGAAGCTGCTCGTGCTTACGCTATCACTAGCGGTGCGATCTACGCTCCTAACGGTACTGTTGCTGGTAACTTCTACACTGATTTCGGTGTAACCCGTAAGTCCATCGACTTCGTACTCGGTACTTCCACTACTGACCTAAACGCTAAGTCAGAAGAAGGTATTGCTCACATTCAAGACAACATCCTAAGCGGTGAAGTCGTTAGCAACATCGTAGTTCTTTGCTCACCAGCTTTCTTCGGTAAGCTAATCAACCACGCTACTGTTAAAGAAGCTTACAAGTACTACACAAGCACTCAAGAGCCTCTACGTAACCGTCTAGGTTCTGGTGTATATCGCCGTTTCGTACACGGTGGTGTTGAGTACATTGAATACCGTGGTTCTTACAATGGTACTGCTCTAATCCCTGCTGGCGAAGCTTACATGCTACCACAAGGTACTGCTGACATGTTCAAAACTTACTTTAGCCCTGCGAATAAATTTTCCCATGTCAACACAATTGGTGAGCAAGCCTATGTATTCACATACCGTGATCCAAAGGATAGCGAAATCCAAATTCAATCAGAAGCTAACTTCTTGAACTTGATTCGCCGCCCACAAGCTGTTATTCAGCTAACCACTTCTAACTAATCATTAGATAATTAGATTCCCGCTTCGGCGGGTTTCTAACATAAGTATTGCAATGTAACATACTCGGTGTTATATTACAGTATTTATGTTAGATATAACATAAAGGATATATTATGACAATTCATGCACTTAGAATCGAACTAGGAGATACATCTGCTGAGTTTCCTATTATGTCTGATGACGAATACAATTACTTTCTTGGTAAACACGACTGGAACATTAGTAGAGCAGCTATGGATGCCGCTAAGAGTATCATGCTCAAGCTTTCAATGCGTACTGATGAAACAGTAGATATCTTTAGTATTAA